GCCGGACCTGACGGTGTCGGCGTGGGCGGACCAGGAGCGGCGGCTGTCGGCGGAGGCGAGCCTGGAGGCGGGGCGGTGGCTGACCAGCCGCGCCGAGTATCAGCGCGGAATCATGGACGCGGTGTCCGACCCAAGCGTGCGGCAAGTGGTCGCAATGACCAGCGCGCAGGTAGGGAAGTCGGAGATCCTGCTTAACATCGTCGGCTACTTCGTTGACCAGGACCCGTCACCGATCCTGATGCTGCAGCCGACCGTCGAGATGGCCGAGAGCTTCTCGAAGGACCGGCTGGCGCCGATGCTGCGGGACACGCCGTGCCTGCGCGGCAAGGTGGCCGACCCGCGCGCCAGGGACTCGGGCAATACCACCCTGCACAAGCGGTTCCCCGGCGGGCACGTCACGCTGGCCGGCGCCAACAGTCCGGCGAGCCTGGCCTCGCGGCCGATCCGGGTCGTGCTGTGCGACGAGGTCGACCGCTACCCGCCGTCGGCCGGATCCGAAGGCGATCCGGTGTCGCTGGCCATCAAGCGAGCCGCGACCTGGTGGAACCGCGTGGTGGTGCTGACCAGCACGCCGACCGTGAAGGGCTCCAGCCGCATCGAGGCAGCCTATGGCCAGTCTGACCAGCGGCGGTATTTCGTGCCGTGCGCGCACTGCGGCCACGAGCAGACGCTGGACTGGGAGCGGGTCGTCTACCCGCCGGAGCGGCCCCACGAAGCCGCCTACGCCTGCAGCGGGTGCGGGGCGGCATGGACGGAGGGGGACCGGCTGAAGTCGATCCTACGGGGCGCCTGGCGGGCGACGGTACCGTTTACCGGCGTGGCCGGGTTCCACCTGTCCGAGCTGTACTCGCCGTGGCGCACCGTTGCCGAGGTGGCGGTGGACTACGAGGCGGCGAAGGGCGACCCGGAGACGCACCGCGCGTGGTGGAACACTAGCCTTGGCCTGCCGTTCGAGGAGGTCGGAGAGCGCGCCGACACCGGGGGCCTGCAGGCGCGGGCCGAGAACTACGGTGCCGAGATCCCCGAGGGCGTGGCGGTGCTGACCGCCGGGGTGGACGTGCAGGGCGACCGGCTCGAGGTCGAGGTAGTCGGCTGGGGCGCCGGCGAGGAATCCTGGTCGATCGCCTATGAGGTCCTGGCGGGCGTGCCGTCCGAGCCGGACGTGTGGCGCGATCTCGGCGAGTACCTCGGCACGACCTGGCGCCGCGCCGATGGGCGACCGTTCGGCATTGCCGCCACCGGGCTCGACACCGGCTACCTGATCCGCCGCGTCTACGAGTTCTGCGCGACCCAGCGCGGCTCATACGTCTGGCCGCTGAAAGGCATGGCCGGCGCGCGGCCGGTGGTGGAGTCCGGGCTCAAGCGCGCCAAGCGGGTCGCGGCCATCGCGGCGAAGGGCAAGTTCAGGCCGTTCGTGGTCGGCGTGGACGAGGCGAAGCTCACGCTGTATCGGCGCATTGCCAAGGTCGCCAAGCCGGGGCCTGGCTACGTCCACGTTCCGGTCGGCCGGGACGAGGAGTGGTTCGCGCAGCTCACCGCCGAGCAACTGATGCCGCGCGCTAACGGTGTCCGCGAGTGGGTGAAGCTGCGACCCCGGAACGAGGCGCTCGACTGCAGAATCTACGCCTACGCCGCGCTCAAGTTGCTGCACCCTGACGGCGTGCCGCGGACACCGGATCCGGCCGCGCCGCAGCCGACCCGGGCGCCACCGCCGGCCGCGCAGGCACGGCGTGTCGTCAGGCCGCTGATCCGATGAGCTGGCGGGCCGTCCTCGAGGTGGTCGAGCGCGAACTGGGGCCAGAGGTCGCCGCCGCCATCGATCGCGTGGTGCGGCGCGAGCTGCGCGGGCTGCGCCTGACGATCCCCAGCCGGGCGACCCTGACGCCGGACATCGTCCACGAGGCGGCGCCGTACCAGCCGCGCAAGGCGGCGCGCATCCTGGACATTCACCCCAGCACCGTCTACCGCCTGCTGCGGGTGCGCCGGTCGCTGATCCGCTAGTCACCAGATTGTCGCCGCCGCGCCTGAAATAACACGCGCAGGCACCAAAACTGCGAGCGTGAGCACGTCTAGCTACGCCGAGCGCATCGCCGCGATCGACACGATCCTGGCCGGTCCAGAGTTAGTGATGCTCGGCGATCGGCAGGTTCGTCACAACTTCGCCGAGCTGCGCAAGGAGCGCGCGTACCTGCTGCGGCTGTCGGCCGGGTCGTCCGCCTCGAGCTTCCGCCGCGTCGTGTTCAAGGGCGGGTCGGCGCTGTGAGCGTGGTCCCGATCCGCGCCCGCTACGACGCCGGCTACTCCAGCGACTTCCACACCATCCCGCCGGTCTCCGAAGCGGCCGACGCCGAAATCTACGCTGCCGGCCAGCGCCTGCGCGACTGGGCGCGGGACCTGGCCAAGAACAGCAGCATCGCCAAGTCCATCCTCGACGCCCGCGTCAACAAGGGCATCGGCGAGGGCCTGCGCTACGAGCCGATGGTGGTCGACCGCAAGGGCAACCTGCTGACCGGGCTCAACGCCGCCATCAGCGACACCCTGAACCGCTGGGCCGAGGCCGCCGACGTCACCGGCGAGCTGGCGCGGGCCGAGATCGAGCGCGTCACCTGGCGCGACTGGGACACAGCCGGCGAGATGTTCGGCCGCAAGGTGTACCGGGGCCGCACGCCAGACCGGATCGGCTACCAGGTGCAACTGATCCGCTCGGAGCTAGTGCCGTATGCCTTCCTCGGCGACAGCCGCGCCACGATGGGCATCGAGCGCGACGAGTGGGGCAAGGCGCTGCGCTACTGGGTGTATCCGTACATCCCGTCGCCGAACCTGTTCCCGTACTACAACTCGAGCTATACGCCGGCCCCGATCGCCGCTGACCAGATGGTGCATCTGCGCCGGCAGGAGGAACTGGACGCGACGCGCGGCGTCACGCTGTTCCACGCCGTCATCTTCCGCATCGACGGCGTGTCGAAATACCAGGACTCGCACCGCCGGGCCGCCCGCGCCTCGGCCAACCTGTTCGCCTCGATCAACCGCGACCACGACTACGACCCGAACGCCGCCGAGGTTGCGGCCCGCGCAGACGTCGATCTTTCAGACTTGCAACTGATCGACTGGCTCAAGCAGGGCGAGGGACTGAACTTCCACGCGCCGTCCCACCCGAACCAGAACGCCGTCGAGTTCGTCAACCAGGAGTTGCGGCAGATCGCCGCCGCCTGCCGCGTGGCGTTCTCCTGGATCGCCTTCGTGTTCGACCGCGCCTACGCCGCGCAGCGCACGGAGTGGATCCACGTCTGGGACCTGATCACCGAGGACCGCGCGCAGTTCATCCGCGATTTCGCGTTCCCGTTGCTGTACCGCGAGCCGCTGCGCCTGGCGCTGGCCGAGGGCCGCCTGCCAGCGCGCGAGCTACGCAAGGCCGATCCGGCCTCGCTGTACGCGGTGCGGATCGAGGGGCCGGCGATGCCGACCATCGACCCGACGAAGGACCGCCAGGCGGCGCAGATCGACCAGGACTACGGCTGGGACAGCCGTCAGGCCATCATCCGCCGGTTTGGCCGCGACCCCACGCAGGTCGATGCCGAGCGCGCCAAAGATCCGTTCAAGCCGGCCGCGCCGATAACCGAGCCGGCGCCGTCAGACCCGCCAGACACCGAGGACGACGATGCCGATGTATGAGATCAAGGCCAGAGGTCCGGCCCGTGCCCAGCTGCGCATCTACGGCGACATCGGCCAGAGCTGGGACGCCGAGGAAAGCAACGACGCCAAGACCGTCGTCGAGGCGCTCGGCAAGCTGCGCGGCGACCTCGACGTGCGCATCAACTCGTTCGGCGGCAGCGTGGCCGACGGGCTGGCGATCTACAACGCGCTGCGGCGGTACGACGGGGCGGTCACCACCCACATCGACGGCGTCGCTTATTCGATCGCGAGCCTGATCGCGATGGCTGGCCGCACCGTCAACATCGCCGAGAACGGCATGCTGATGGTCCACGCGCCGTGGGGCGCGGCTGTCGGCAATGCCGTCGAGATGCGCGAGATGGCCGACATCCTCGACAAGCACGCCGAGGCGATGCTGAGTTCCTACCTGCGCAACGGCGGGCCGGATGCGGACACCGTCCGCGGCTGGCTCACTGACGGCCAGGATCACTATTTCACGGCCGCCGAGGCCGTGGACCTGGGTCTCGCCCACGCGATCAGCGAGGCGGCGCCGACCCTGCAGATTGCCGCCGCCCTGATGCAGGACGCGCGGCGGTTCTACCTTCCCGCGGCGATGAGCCGCTCACCTGAGGCTAGCAAGATGACTGACTCCGCAACTCAGGGCGGCTCGCTGGGCACGCCCGACCCGATCGACGCGCTTTCCGCGCACTCCAAGGCCGTGCAGGCCGCGGTCGAAAAAGGCATTCGTGCCGAGGCCAAGCGCCGCCAGGACCTCGCCGCCGTGTTCGCCGGCTTCGCCGATGGTGATCCACTGAACCCGATCAACGCGCTGCACGACGAGTGCCTGGCCGACGTCAGGTGCGACGAGCTGGACGCCCGCCGCAAGCTGCTGGCCGCGCTGTCCGCGCGCTCAGCGGACCCGGTGATCCGGCCCGAGGTGTACGGGGCGCAGCCCGGCCGCGAGTCCCG